ATCTTCTAACGCATCCCATACCGTAAATTCTTCGCCGATCTTGATTCCAAGTAAGCTTTCCCATCGCGCCAGCCCCCACGTTGCTGTATCTACGAACATCTGCGCCAGAACGTCGTCAATGTCGAGCATGAGGCGAAGTTGTGCGCCCGCTTCCGCACTGATAATCGCATCTGATTCGCGAATTTCTTCGTAGTACTTCGGGATATAGTCGAGCATAGCGCGCTTTATATCACGGGTATTATTCACGTCAAGCTCACCGTCCCTTTAACGGCAACCTTTCCGTCAGAAACTACGAGGTTACCCGTTCCTCCATTTACGGTCAATCCGCTGTAGTCGAGTACGTTTGGTATATCAAGTAGTAAGTTCGCGATTTGTGAGTATCTGATAACCGCATCAGTAAACGCTAACTCTTCGAGGTAATCCGTTAATGCTTGCTCAAATTCTGCTTTTATCGCGAATAAATCTCCGCCGGATTGAAGCGTAAGGGTCGCGTTCACGTTAATAGCAGTTTCGAGTGCGCCAGCCACCGTCACAGTTGCTCCGAAAGGTCTGACCGATTCGATGTACGTAGTTGCTGCGTCGACCACCGATTGGGTTGGCGCTTTTCTGTCAGCGCTTAGTAGGACAACTTTCACCGTGCCAGGACCGTTCCATAACGGATATACTTTCGCATCACTAACTCCGACGACTTCCTTCGCCCATTGCAGATAATGATTCGCATTTCCACTAGTTGCCGGCTTCTGTACGCGATCCTTTAGGCGTCCGAGTAGTTCTTCGTCAGTCTCTTCGTCTGCCCCTCCGCTAAAAGCGAGCGAGTTTGTCGCCGTAACCACTCCGTATAAATCGCCCGGCGCTAATGTCGTTATACGCCCAGCCGATATGTTTCCGTCAGCTCCGCCAATCTGCGCTTCTGCCACGACCGTAGCCGTACCACCCGTCAGGATAACTTCGTCTTTCGTCAGGAAATAAACCGGCTCCTCGTCGTCCGTCATTACTAAAGTATCGACTGGAACAAGCGTATCAGCAGGTCCGGTCAGAATGACGCTTCCTTGCGATTTCGCCGCAGGTTTACGCGTTACGCCAAATTCCCCTGCCCGTAAGTCTAGCCAGTATCCTTCCGTTGTTTCAGCGAATCCAAGCATCAAAACTGCGTCCAACTCTACGTATGCCAGCGATGTTTCGATTGCTGACGGATACAGTAAATCGTGTGCAACCGAACCTTCCCGCTTATCAATCGAGTCGTCCAATTCGGCCAACATCGATTCATGAATTACTTCTGGCGTTTTATATTCATACATTCACTTCCACCTCCTCCGTAATTTCAACGTCTAAATCCGCAGGTACAACCGTCACGCTAAGAAACAACTTGTCGCCTTCCCGCGTAAATGTCGTTTGTACGTCGTCTATCCGTTCGTCATACGCTAGTGCTTCGTAAACAATCCGAGGGATTTCTGCGTCGAGTAAGTCCTCCGTGACGACATCATCGCCGATAAGCTCGTTTAATTCGCAACCATAGTCGTCCGAATAGATGGCGAACCTTGCCCGTTCCGTTAGAATTGCTTTACGGATGTACTGGCGCAGCGCCTCTCCTTCATTGATAAACTTTCCGATGGTTCCTGTTTCGAAGTTAATCGCCCATGTTTTCGACGGCTCAACGACTACCTCCGTTTCTTCCTGCTCGTCTAATATCTCCGAGTAATTTTCGGGAATTAACGCCATACTTACACCGCCTTATCTATAACGAAATATAGTTGCGTATCGTCGTCGCCAATAATGATTACGCGATCACCAACCGCAAGACCGCCGTCAGCCGCCGTCTTCGAAACGATTAAGTCGTCCATGTCGAGGTCAATTTCGTCAACTCCGACACGAATCTGAAGGTTAGGCATAGGCGCCAACACTTCGCCTAGCTCGATGGTGACATCCTTGTTGTGGCCGTGTTGGCGGATTAGTTGGACGAACTTCGATGCCGATGAGCCTTCGAGTCCAATGCGTTTATCCATCGTTAAATCACCCTCCTTATTTCCATGTAATGACTGCCCCAGTAGCCTGTCGTATAGCTATGTTCCTTGCAGCCGGACGATGCTAAACTGACGCAAAAGCCTGGTCGCGTTACGATGCCGACGTGTGAAACTCCGGAGCGATACGTTCCTTGGAAGAACACTAAATCGCCAGCTCTAGCGTTGACCTTCGAAACTTGCGAACCTTTACGTATCTGCGCTGATGTTCCTGAGCCGATATCCTTGCCGATGGCTTTCTTGAATACGTAGTTAGTAAATCCGGAACAATCGCCCGTCCCGCCTGCGATATTCTTGCTTCCGAATACATACCGGATTGATCCCTTGAAGCTTCGCGCCAACTTAACGACACTGGCCGCCTTATCCAATTGCGCACTTCCTGTCTCGGCATTTGCTGCGAGTTTCTGCTTCCACTTACTTTCGATGCTCGCCCATTTAGCCGCCTTGCTCCGTGCGTCTGCCCGTCCGTTACCACGTTCAAGAATCGAAACTTGGATATTCTTAACGCCGAACGCTCTAGCTTTCGAAGCCACGACCGCGATATCGATTTTCTTATTCTTGATAGCTCCGCCGGTATCTTCCGCAAGGTAAAGTCCGCTGTATTCGTTGGCACTCGGTACGTAAACCGCCACGACTGAGCCAAGTGGAATTACGTTAGGGTCGACGGCGATTGTTCGTCCTTCGACTACCTTCGTGCTGCTGGCCGTTAAGCCCGTTCCGCTTCCGTTTATACCGCCGAGCGATGGTGCGTAGGCCGTTGCGATGTAGCCCGTCGTATATGAGATTCCTTTGATTTTCGACCCATCGATCGACATTGCTGTGCCCGCCGTTACCTTCGCCGGTTCTTCCGGTGGCTCGTATTCTAGCTCGTTTAGTTCGAGTGTTTTCGAAACAGTAAGATCCATCGAATGGAGTCCGTTAGGCTCAAACGTATGCGAATCGGTAATTACGTAAAAGCCTCCGCTGATGCCCGTCATCTTTTCGCTGACCTGGACCATCTTTCCGGATATAATCGACTTGTCTCCGAGAGCCTCTACGCTGGATTCCTTCGCCACTTTGTTGATCTCCTTCAATAAGGCGTTAGCTATCGGCTTAAGTTGTGCGTCCGTCTTCTCGCTTTCATGATCCTTCTCGCGCATTAGACCGTATTTCTTAATGGAATCCGAATCACTAACCGTGACACCCTTCGATTCCTCGCCGTTCTTACCCGTCAGCCGGACCGAGTTGCGAAGGTCTTCGATAGACTCCGAATAATTAGCGCTAAGTAAATTCGATCCATCCTTTATAATCAAGCGCTTGACCACCGACTTCTTTTCGTGAAGCACAAGCTTTCCGCCTTCGTTTCCAAGCATAAAAACCCTGCCGGTCTTCTTTCGAGTCTCCGTCAAGGCTATCGTTATCATGTCGTATATAGTTTTATTGCGCAGGATTAGCTTAGGAATTACGTATCCCGTATCGTCAATATCGCCGTAAGGAATATCGAATTTCTTACAGATCGTACGGATAATTTGCGAGGCCTTCTGCTTAACGAACTTAATGGAGTCCGAGTTTTTCGTAAGGTAATGGTTATAGTCGTACGCCGTAAACGAAAAGGAGCCATCGCTGGCTATTTCCGTATTAAAGATAACGCCGCGAAATACTTCTGTGCCATCTACGTAAAAACGGATATCCTTACCAACTTCGATGTCAACCGCCTTAGTCGTCCCGTTTACCGTATTGTTCAGCGATACTTCGCACGAACGACTTGCCTGCGTTGTTTCTCCGGACCATTCTACCGACGTTATTAAATCCGTCAACTTAACGTAACTGGTCGAGCTATTGTAGTACCGAAGTGAAATACTCATTTCGGAATCACCAACCGCTGCTTCGGATAGATAAGATTCGGATTCTTGCCGATGAGCTTTTTATTTGCGTTGTATATCTTACGCCACTTCATCGCATCGCCGTAGATAGACCGCTTCTTCGCGATATTCCACAGACAGTCGCCTTTCTTAACTACGTAGATTTTCTTCGGAGCTGGCTTCGGTTTAGGTGGGCGTGGTTTCGGCTTCGGTTTCTTAATCGTTACCTTCTCGACTTTAACCTCGCGCCATTCCTTTAGAGACAGCGAAAAATAAACGTCTCCTGGCGATCCGGCACGCTCAGCTTCGACCTCAAAGTCGCGTATTGTTACTTCCACATTAACTGCGGCGGCCCCCGTCACGACATAGCGAATAGGCTGCCGTTTGCTCCGCCAGCTTTCGATTTTCTTTACGAATGAAGTAGGTGAGATAAAGTTGGAATATCCGCAGTACGTCGGATTGTAATCGCGAGGCCAGAACGTTGAGATTTCGAATTCCTTTAGGCCGCGCTTCTTTATAATCGTAATTTCGCCTAGTCCCTCGACTTCAGTATCCTCGTATTCAAACGGTGAGTTGTACGCGTTAGACTCCGGATTTACGGGGAGGCGTACCTTATCTTTTCCGCTGATTAACCAATATTCAACCGCCATTTATACGCCCCCATTTCCCGCAGCTTCTATTTCGTCCGCAATATATTTCATGATTTCCTTCGCGGCCTTCTTCGTGCTGTTACCACCGTTTATGATAATATTGCCGAATTGATACGTATTGCCTCCGCCTCTTCCAGAAGAGTACGCCTTGTTTTCCTGCTTCGTTAAGACACGCTCGCCTCTATGCAGACTAGCACCATATCCATCGTAAGGTACACGTGATAATCCGCCGGCATGCGAAGTTTGACGCCCCTGCCCGACTGATTTACTGTACTGAGGAGCACTAGTGACATTGCCCCAGCTAACTTTCGGAACAATCGGAATGTTAACCCCCGGTATCTTGTTAAGAACGCCAATCATACTATTAACTTTTGAAATAACCGTGTTGACCATCGTACCTGCTTTCGATGCGATAGTGTCGAAGTTTTGGTAAATTGCAACGCCTGCCGAAACGATTGAACCAAACGGTCCAAGCAATGCTAGTACTCCGTATTTAAGAACCCCAAGTTTATTCCAAAGCTCGATTGTTTTCGATTTAACCGTGTCCCAGTTGCGATACAAGTAAACACCTGCCGCGACAAGCAGTCCTAATGCAGCGATTACCAGTCCGATAGGGTTCGCTAAAAGGACACCATTAAAAAATGCCTGCGCAGTTGATGCTCCGACCACAGCAACTTTATAAGCGTTCATCATTGTCGTAATGGTCGAAACGATGGTGAGAGCAATTATCGCGATTCTCATTGCTACGAAACCTGCGGTTAAAGCTACTATGGTTTCTTTAATCGGCGTCCAGTTATCTCTTATCGTAATAGCTAAATTTAGAGCTGCCAGTCCGCCGTTCTTAATATTCTCGCCCCAAGTCGCAATCTGTTCCGGCTTCAAGCTCGCAATCCACTCAGACATTGCATTCGCTCCGTCTCTGATTACTGGCATCAACGGTGTTAATACAGATATTTGCAACGTTTCAAGGGCGCCTTTAAATTGCTCAACTGCCCCTGCTGCGTTGTTCATCTTTTCTTTCGCGACTTCTAATGCCGTAACTTTTGACATCTCCGCGTTAAACTCTCTTACTCCATTGGATCCTTCTTTATAAAGAATATTGGCAGCCCTAATCGCATCACTACCGAAAAGAGTTTCCATCGTAGACATTCGTTGTTGGTCCGTCATACCTTTCATCGATGTCCGTAAAAGACCGGAAATATCATTAAGACTCTTTAACTGACCCTGCGCATTAAAAAAGGCGTTTGCCCCATCTTCCGCCATCAAACCTAGATCAAAGAAAGCCTCCGTCTGAGCTTTTGTTTTCGGCTGTAAATTTGAGAGCATCGTTTTAAGAGATGTACCTGCGTCTGAGCCTTTTAAGCCATTATTAGCGAACAAACCTAGCGCAGTGTTCGTATCTTTAAACGACATCCCTACTCCTGCCGCAACTGCGGAAACCTGGGATAAACCATATCGAAGTTCACCGACTGACGTTGCCGAGGCGTTGGCTGTTCCAGCAAGAATATTGGAGGCGTCGGCCGCAGTCATCCCATCCGATGAAAATGCGTTCAACGCAGTCGACATAATCTCCGACGCATCTGCGAGTTCCAATCCCCCTGCTGTTGCAAGGTTTAGCGCCGCCTCTAACCCGCCCGCTTGGACCGCTGCTGGCGTTAATCCAGCCTTAAGTAATTCCTCGATACCCTGCGCTGCTTCTAACGCCGAGTATTTCGTCTGAGTACCCATATCGAGGGCTAATTGTTGCATTTTCGCCATCTCTGCGCCGGAAGCTCCTGTTAGCGCCTTGATGCTTGAAAGTTGTGCTTCGAAGTCCATCGCTTTACCTACGGAAGACATCGCAACCGCTACCGCACCGATTGAAGCCGTGGCTACTCCTAACCCTTTAACTAAGTCGCCAACTCCTGATTTCATTTGTCCCAACGACCTGTTAGCATTGCGTATACCTTTCGAAAAGCTTGCGTCGTTTAGCCGTAAAACTGCCGTTAAATTGAAGGCCATTCAATTACCTCCTTCCTTACGTATTCTGCTGCTTGCGTTCATCGTCGAGAACGAGTTGCATCGACGCGTAGATGAATGCCTTGTGTCGTTGTTCTTTCTGATAAATTTCATCTGGCGCGATTCCTTGCCGATGGAAAATATGGTGCAATATTGACGCTTCCCAATCGGCTTTTATTAGTTTTTTGCGTCTTCAACCTGCTCATCGAAGTCACCAAATCCGGAGATATCCATGATTGCTTTCGTAATCTTCGCTATTTCTCCGGCTAATAAAGCCTTCTGCACGCAATCACCTGCATCTGATGCTCCGTATTTTTCCAACAACTTTGAATCGCCGAAATTAAGATTAGTGCACGCCGTTGCGATAATATTTCCACCGAACTTCTGCTCGTCGAGTGTTTTACCGAATGTTGATTGCTCCGTCAGTCTACCGATTGTTTTACCGTCTACCGCTTTAACAGTTAAATCTACGCCTAATCGTTTCATAGGTACTGATGTCTCTACGTTTATATCCGCACCAAGTAAAGCTGCCAATGCGTCTTGTTTTTGTTTCGCCATATATAAAAACCTCCTGGGTAATTTTCGAATTTAAAGACGAGCCCCCGAAAGAGCCCGCCGTTTTTTTATAATCCTTTAATTTCGTCTAGTAGTTCAAATCCGCTAAAAGTAAACGGTAATTCTTCCTCAACAATCGAGTTCACTTCGAATGAGCTCAACGGAATCCGGTCGAACTGTACGCCTTTAAGACGAATACGCTCTGCACCGAAGGATTCCGGATCACTCAGTTTGAAGATTAGTTCAGTGACGTAAGGCTTACTACGATCATTTGCTATTGCGCCAATACGTTTAATAAATTGAGACGTTATTTTATAACCTTTAATATTGCCGGTTGCAGTAAGGCCCATAGATTTATGGCCTTTCATGCGTGTTCCAGAACGGCTAACTTCTTCCTTGTCAATTTCGATGAGTGCTTCCGCCGACTGAATGTTAGTCTGCCAAACACCCTCGCACCATACTTCGCCATATGAGCCATTTATCGTACGTGTTGCGTCTAATGCCATTTAAAATCGTCCCTTCTTCGTCATTTAGACGTTAATTGTTAAGAAAATGCGCTCCATCGAATCAATCTCGCGGTAAGAAATCTGCATGAAGACCGTATCGCCAACGCTAGGATTCTGCGTATCTAGTGCGACCACGATATCCGTCAGTACGTTGTTACTTTCGAGGGATTCTAGGTACGCTTTGATTGCGCTAATAAGAGCCGCTTGCCCATCCGCACTATTGTCGAGCTTGCCGATATAGTTATCGCGAGCCGTCTTTTCAACGTCCGTTGCAACCGCTTGGCGTGCGCGAGTTGAGCGAATCTTCGTCTGTGCAGTCGTAATGCCTTGCTCGATTTTCACCTTTTCGCCATCGTTAACAAGGACGAGTGAGCCTGCTTGCAAGGCCGTAATGATTTCGCTGTTACGTAAGCGTTTCGTCACATCATCGACCGCTACTTCCGTAAAAGTAATGGAGCGATTGATTGCCGTACCTGCGATTAAGCCTGCGATATGGGCCGCATACTTTCCGCTTGAATAGTCGGTGCCATCGATAGTTACGCCTGTGATAAGGTTTACTACGTAGTCGTCAAGCAACGCCGCTGAGCGAGTATTTCCTGTCGCTGGGTTAGCGTCGTCTGCCGCCGTTCCGCCCGTAACGAACATGAAGTGCTTGCGTTCTGCGCGGTTTGCGATTACCCATGCCAACGTGTTAGTTCGTTCGGTTGGGCTAGGCTCTCCGTCGAATACAAAAACGTTGAACGGGCGTGCTTCAAATGCATTACGCATGTCTGTGAAGTCCGCAGTTGCTGGCGTTGCAGGCATCGTATAAACAAGTACCTCTTTCGCGCCGCCTTGTAGAGCGAATTTAATCGACTGGATGTTGTCAGCTCCGAAGTGTTCCACCGCACCTGTTTCGTCGCTCACCGTGTAAAATGTCTTAGCTGTAGCTGATCCGCCCGTATACGTGTTTAACGGGATTGCTACGATTCCTCTTGCGCCGCCCGTGATTTGTCCCTCTGCCGCATTTACGAAATTCGTATATAAGCCGGGGCGAATCGGTAGGTCCATCGGATCCCATTGAGTAATTGCCATTTATTCGTCCTCCTCTTTGAATACTGTCTTGCCGCTTTCTATGTCGGACCAAGTAAAGCCATCCGGAGATGCTACTTCGCCCTGCACCGTCGTGCCAGCCTCGACGTCCGTCCATTGATAGCCGTCGTTAAGGTTGTTCGGCGTTTCGGTTCCGTCTAACGTGCTCCATGTGCCGGCCGTCTTATCTGTGTAAGTGCCGACTTCCAGGTTATTTACCGGCTCATAAGCTATCTGCGTCCTTGACTCGCGTATTTCCGCCTCTAACATGCCGATGACCGCATATACGCCCGTCGTCTCGGTCTTGAACGATTGCGACAAAGAAAAAGACCCGATACGCATGTACCGAGCCGTGCTTCCTAACGGAATTTCTTGTTTATCGTTCATCTTGCGTTCGACCGCTTGCATTTTCGTTAAACAATCGAGTTGGCTAGTTCCAAAGTATACGAGCTGATATGTCTGATCGATACGGTAACTAGACGCTGTCTCTGTAATCGTCGTACTTCTGACGAGCTCAATAGCCAGCTCCGCTACCTTGTATTTGTCCGGCATATTCTGCAACTTAAACGTGGCGCCCGGTAGCTCAGGCGCAACAAAATCGCGAATACTTTGAATCTCCGTTTTAATGTCTGCCAAGCCTACCACCCCGCCTTTTTAAGTGCTTCCGCTATATCTTCTTCAAGCCATCGTTTCCACTTCGCCTCGTCCGCTGATTGGTCGAGGAACTCTTCGACGGTTCCCGTGGTTCGTAGCTTTTTGCCCGCCTCAGCCATGTGTCCTTCGTGAATGTAATAACCGTAGTTAAATCCTTTTTGCGATGCGTTTGCTGTAACGATAACCTTCTGATTGAGGTCGTTACCTTCGGCTTCGCCCGCTATTTGCCGACGTAAGTTACCGCCGCCTTTAGGAGCTATCGGAGCAATGTCACGAGCCCTACGTACCCAATCGTCCTTGATTTCGTCCATAGCCTGCTTGGCTCCGCGCCCTGCTGCGTCTGGCGACTTGGCGATTAGATGGCGTAGTGGTCCGAGGTCTAATTCGAAATCCTTCGCCATTATAAAAGCACCGCCGTTAGCGTAGGCTTTCCGTTAATCATGCGGATCGGCTCAATCTTTATCGGAGTACGTTCGATCGTCACGCCTAATTCGTTCGTGTATTCGATTACGTCGTCATAACGCACGTCCGGTAATTTGTTGAACAGGATTTCCATACCGCTGACCACTTCTTCGCCTAGCTGATTTTGTACGACTTGCGTACGCTCATCTACGCGGCATTTTAACGTGAAGCTAGTCGGTTCTCCGCCTTCGCCCCACTCGTCCGCCACGCCCTTACGCTGAATAGTTACGGATTGCTTCATCGGAATCATCGCCATTACAACGTCGTCCATTTCACGGAACGGCCCGAGGATACTTCCACGTCGTTCGCTTCGTTAATGAGGTCGACTACTTCCGTCGGAACGAGTGCGTCGAGCCCTTTCTTCGCCCAATCCTTGAACGTAAAGCTGATGCCTTTGAGCGAGAATCCTGCCACACCTTGCTGCTGAAGCTTATTCGTATCGTTATACGCGCTTGCCAACACCGCGCCGAAAAGATAAACGGCTTCGTTCGGTATCGTTAGTCCGTTGAATTTACGGTTAAGTGTTCGGCTTGCTACGTTTAATAACGCCGTCTTGCGTGTGGTATCCCCGTCGATAAAGTCCTCGTTGTCGAGAGTGTTAAGCGTGATGTATTCCGTTGCCACTACTAAGTCCCACTCCATAAAATCGCCTCCTTATTTTTCGGAGGTTTTCTTCGCAGGAGCTTTCGGTTTTGCAACCTTAGTCGGCTTCGGCGTTTCCTCCGCTTTTGGTTCGTCGACGCGCTGTGCGTCTGCAATATTCGATAAAACTTCGATCGTGGCTTCGTCTTCAGTTGCGAAACGTCCGCCGCTGAACCTCTTAAATTCGCCATCTACGTAAAAGCCAAGCTCTTTGTATTGCGATTTATATTCCGCCATATCCTTCACCACCTAAAAAAGAAAGCCCGCAGAAGCCTGCGAGCCGTTAGTTTGAACTGCGCTACTTAGTTAAGTCCTTTAAGACGTCCGTGCGCTTTCTCTTGTTGGAATTCAAGCGTGTATTCGCCGACTAGCATACCGACAGTGTAATCGCCTTTTTCGCCCATGTATTTGTGGAAGAATTCGCGACCGACTAATGGACGGATAGCCATACGGTTAGCATCGACGAAAAGTAACTCATCAGGAGCCAAGTTGTTGTTCAACGCGATTTCGAATTTACCGAAGTCATTTACTAGCGTGTCAACTACTTCTCCACGAGAATTTTCTTCACGGCTGATTTGAATTTTGTTCGCATCAAGTGCGGATAACTTACGTTTTTGTTTCGCACCAACGATTACTTTGAAGTCTCCCCCAGTAGCGAATCCGCCAGCTTCGTAGATTGATTGTCCAAGGTTCGTGATAGCATCTAGTGAAATCGCTCCAGCAACGTTAGTAACGTTAGTTTGGATAAACTGACGAATACCTTTCATTTGGCGGATTTGACCACTTTCATATTGAACGCCGTTGATAAGCGCTTTTTCTAATGACAACGCAAGCTCAACTTGTTTCTTTTGTTTTTCGTACTCGTAAAGATCGCCGATTCCGTATTGTTGAACCGCTGCAGCAGTACCAGAGATTTCAACAGAGTCGTCAAAGATTTGCGTTTTGTTAGACTTAGCCACACGCGCTTTGTAACGAGCCGAACGGACGTCAGCGCCCTCTTGGCCTTCTACGAATTGAACTTCGACTTTAGTAGCGTCATTGATTGCGGCAGCAGTTGTGCTTGCGTATCCACGCGTTACAGTTAGCGTTTTAGTTCCTACGTTAATAGCAGTTACTAACAGTAATTCGTCACCGATTTTGATAACGTGGTTAACGCGGAATGGCTCTGCGTCAGCTACAACAACGGCAGTCGCTACGTTAGTTACAGCGCCTACTACAGTAGATTCGTCAGCGTACATTTCATCCTCGAACCATTGGTGCGTAGTTTGCGTTACTGGCGCTGCGAATCCTAACATGTTAAGTAGTGGCGTTTGGTGTTGGTTAAGCAATAAGATTTCATCTACTACCGATTGTTTTTTCCCGATTAAACTTGCATCATAGATTTTTGCCATTTTATTATTTCCCCCTGAGTGTTTGGTTTTTTGGTATTAAAAAAGACGCGTCAATTATTTGACCCGTCCGTATTACTTATTTAGTTCGGCCTTTAATGCTGCGTAGGCCATTTTATCTTCGATACGTCCGCTTGCCTTCGCTTTTGCAGCCGCTTCTTTAAGTAGTTGCTCGGCTGTTTTGTCGGCGCGCTCCATATTTCCATTCGTGCTTTCACCGATTGGTTTCGGCTGCTTTTTCGCAAGCAAGAACGGTTTATTGTCAACGAGCGCCTTTATTGCGTCTTCCATTCCGACCACTTTTCCGTCTTCGACTGTCACGGCCGATAAGTCCGCAAGAACGAATGCGTCGTCAAGATGGTTAACGTTTTGGCTCGTAGCAATCTGATTAAATGCGTTGCGGATCTTTTCGTTCTGGACCGCCTTCTCTAAATCAGCTAATTGCTGAGCCAGCGTCTGCTCTTTCGTATCCTTTTCCGCTAGTTGCGCTTGTAGCTTTTCGAGTTCGGTCATCTCCGCTTCCTGGCGTTCTTTCTCCGCCTGCTCAAACGTTGATAATTTCGTCTTTAAATCGTTGTAGTCGGCGTATTTACTTTTAACGCGACCTTTCTCTTTGCCGATTAATGCGTCTAGCTCGGCTTGCGTCATCGTCACCGTTTTAACTTCTGGCGTTTCGTCCGCAGGTGTTACAGGTGCTTCGACTTGCGCTTCGCTCGTGCCCGTTACAACTTCGTTTAATTCTTCGCTCATTTGTTACCTCCCGTTTACCCGCCGTCGCGCATTAATTTAAAGCAGCCGTTTAGTTTAACGTCGTAACGTTCGGACATAGAAAAAGAGTCAGTTATGCCGACCTATGCTTTCAAGTAAAACCACGCTGACATCACGTGCGCGGCTGTTGAGTCCGCGTTTGATAAAACTAACGAGGCATATCTTGCTTTAGTAGGAACTAGCGCACTTTTTCGTGAGACTGTACTTGACGGGATAACCGTGAAATCCGCTGAGTGGTATGTTACGCCGTCGTGCGACCACCTAATATCCCCTGAACTAGAAGCAGTCGCGTCGTTCAGAAATGTGATCGCGATTTCAGAGAATCCGTTTGTATCTATCCAAGGGCCCGCTTTTGTACTACTTAACGCCACACTTTCCTGGTTATGTGTTTGAATAGTTTGCTGATTATTTCCTGCTATTTTTACCGGAAGACCCAGCGTTTCCGTAATAGCTTCACCGCTTGAATGGTGTATCGCTGTTGTCCGCTCTACTATCTTTCCTTGCGAATTATACTGCGCCATTATTAGCCTCCCTTTCCGGCCTTCTAACCGGAGTTATTAAATGTTTGCAATTCGGATGGAATATTTCTCTACGTGGCAAATCGCCAATATACGGATAATCGCCCGGAGCTTCTCGCACCAACTTGACGATTTTACCCTCCCATTTCGCGCAGGCATCTTTCGCGCCGTGCTTCGATATGACTCCGTAAAGTACATTGCGACCAAGTGCGTCGTTTGTTGTAGCTTCCATATGTGTTCGGCTCATCTTCGTTCTTACCGCCATCTCGGCGTATACTTCCGGCTTCCACCGGCGCCCACTTGCGTCGATTATTCCGGACTTTGTTGCGGCGTCTAGCTGCGAAAGTAAATCCCGCTTTAGCGAAGCCGTTCCGTTTATGCCTTGCGTCAAGTTACTGCGCATTGTTTCTGCGGCAGCCTGACGAATAGCAATCCGAACTTTACGGTCAACGTTTTGCGTAATTTGCAGCAGGTCGTCTTGCGTATCGGCCACCGCCGTCTTGATGAGGTCGCGATTCAGCTTGTTAAACTTAACGATGTTCACGGCTTCCTGCGCCGTCTCCGCTAACCCCAACGCAACAAGCGACCGAACTACGCCGTCCGTCGCTGACTTTTCGATATTTAATGTCGCCCAGTCCGCCGCCTGTCCATCGAGCTCTTTAAGGATCCGTTTGATTTCCGCCTGAGTTGCTAGTATCTGAGCGCGTTCGAAATTCGTAAGGCCGAGGCGGAGTAATTCGTTAGATACGGAAGCCATCGCCTTTTCGTAATAGCCGCGAAGGGTTGAAACTTCGTAGCTATACGTTGGCGTCGGTAACTCCTTGAACTCCGGCATTACTTACGTACTTCCTTCCGGATGACCAGCGAAATGTACAGAGATAGTATGAAACGATTAATCATCCGTACCACCTCCGCCGTTATTGAATACCGAGCCGTCTACGAAGCCATTAAACGCCTTCTCGTCTTCACTAATCCTGCGCCTAATTTCGGCTGCCTTTCCGTCATCTACGCTGTCCTGGCGTTTGATAGCACTAAGCACATCAAGTGTCGGTTTCTGCGTACGAATCTGCGCGATTTCCGCTTGCTCTTTCTCATTAACCGGAATTCCGTCTTGCCACGCAATAGTCGGATAAATTGGCTTGAATTTCGCTTCTCCGTGCGCTACGTCGAGTAATTGGCACGAATACAACGCGTCACGAACCGCTTTGTCGTAGTGAGTACGTATACGATTCACTTTCGAAAGGATCGGTAAGAAGCGAGCCTTAATCGAACCGCTGTCCGTATGTGACGTTCCTGTTCCGCCTGAGTTATCGCCAAGCACAGTTCCGAATAACCACTGCGGAGTCTCTGCGATTTGGAAAGCCAGCGCGAGTAATACTTCAAGCTCTTTAAAAGCCGAATTAAGTTGTCCGTCCCACGTCATGTAGCCGGGAATTGGATCCTCTTTCGTAATCGGAAAGAATTTACCGCCGAATCGCACCGAATTTCCACCGCTATCTGGGTCAGGTCCGTATGCTGTCGGGTCGCTGTGCTTCCAAAGAATATAATCAATTTGCACAAGTCGGTCATTTATCGCAGCTAGTATCGAATCAAGCTTTTCAAGTCCGCCGATACCTTCCCAATCGTCATCGACCGATTTGTACGGGATGTGATGTACGAGCATTTGCGGAACGCCCGTTTCTACGACGTCCTCTTCTTTATCTGTCGCAACCTTTTCGCCAATCCTATACGTCTGTAACGGATAGCCGTACGAATTATCCACGCCACCTTCGAATTCATGTAGGCGGTATTTTTCGTAAATGATATAGCCGGGAATGTGCCGCTCGATATTTAAGAACGGGACCTCGCTGTCTTGGGTAACCACATATTCGACTGTCGCAATGTTAACGGCCTTAAACGTTTTAATATTGCCACGCGATGTTTCCGGGAAGACGCAATCAGCGCTAACATGCTCGATGATCGGCTCCATTTTCACATCTTCGGGAATACTTCCGCCCATCTTAAGGACTTCCGAAAAGTCTTGGCGGTAATCGTAGCGTACCTTCAGCCAAGAATCACCTCGATATCCGTTACCTACGCAGCTTTCGTGAATCTGCTTAACTAGGTCGTTCTCTTCTACGTAACTACTTAGCGCCTGTTGCTCCGGACTACTATCCGGCAATCCCGATTCAAATCCCGGGGGTTCTCCGACAAGTAAGTCAGCCGGCTTGGTTACGATGATATCCGGTATGTTAGCCGCAATATAAAGCTTCTTAAGTTGCTCGGCGTGCGGCGTATCTTTAAGGATTTCCGTAGCTCGCTCGTATACTTCCGCCTGACGACCTTCGAAAATACGCTTCATCCGTTTATACTTCGAAATA